AGACGAGAAAAGAGGATAGCTTACAGAAAGAGTATAGGCAGGCAAGATTCTCCTGGTTCTCTGACAGAACAAGTGATGACTCCGAGCCTATGGCCAACTCCGAGATCAAGCAATCTAATGAATCAACAAATAACACCAGAGTTAGCAAACAGAAACAAGGGGAATTTAGAGGAAGTGGTTGCAGAGAGAATGTGGCCAACACCGACAAGGAGAGAATATATGCCACCAAGGCTTCCGGAAACAATGGCGAAAACATCAAGGAATCCAATGACAAATACATTGGGGGATGCAATCCAGTTTGTAGAGGGGAAATCTTACAAAGAAACAGGAAGTCTGAACAGCGAGTGGGTGACATGGCTGATGGGATATCCAGAGGGTTACTTAGACATTTCGACAGAGAACCAGAACACATCCCAAGAGTTACCAAAGGAGAAAAAGACCGAGCCAAAAAGTTAAAGGCTTTAGGCAATAGCATTGTGCCACAGGTGGCAGCAGAAATATTATTAGCGATAAGGGTGAGTGAAGAAAGTGACTGAGCAGTTTATAATCAAATCAAGTTTAAAAGATAACTATAGCATTGTACCTAACAACCTAATTAATGATGAGGGAATAGATGCTGATTGCCTGGCAGTATTATTATATCTTTTGTCAAAGCCAACTAACTGGATGGTTAAACCTTCTAATATTCAAAATAGATTTAAGTATGGCAAAGATAAAACCTACCGAGTTATCAACGAATTAATTAAAAGAAGTTATATTAAACGAGAAGAACAACGTGAGGTCGGACAATACGCAAGTTTTACTTATTACGTTTATGATTCACCATTTCCTTGTTTATCGGACACGGCTAAGTCGGACACGGCAAACAAGGACACTACTAAGTACTTAAAGATACTAAGTAAAGAAAGTACTAATGGCGAACCATTAGAAAATGGCTCTCCACCTAAACCAATTAATGAGTGGCAGTATTATAAAAACTGTTTGGCAGGTTACACAAGTTACAAAGATGGTGAAGCTATTATTGGACAGCTATTAGTTAAAGCCAGAGGTGCAGGTTATAAAATCAAAGAAGAAAAAGATAAGCTAGTGTTGTCTGTTTTAGAAAAGGGATTACAAAAAAAGCCAGAGGGTAATGTTAGGGCTTATCTATTTAGCATCTTTAATAGCATAACCAAAGAGATGGCTACTGCTGCAATACATGATCCAGAACGAACTAAATGGGAAGCCAGAGCAAGAGCCTACGACATGGGTAAAGGTAATTGGATATTTAAAAACTGTCCTAATCCTAATGATCCAGAGTTCAAGCATCATTGTCCACTTAAATACCTTTCATTGTTTGGAGTTAACTAATGGCTGAATATAGTGCTGTTGAAATAGCTGATCGGTTTGAAGAAATGGCTGATGTATTAAAGAGGATGCCACCAGTAATTAGAAAGCAAAAGATGGTGCATTGGCCAGATTATCCTAATGATCCTAACCAGGCTTATGGCTATAATGATTATACAATCTCAAGACCAAAGCCAAGTGGTGAACAAATAGATCGATGCGATCAGTCATTGTTGTGGTTGTTGTATCTTAACAAGCAGCAGAAGGAATTGATTTGGGCTAGAGCGTCTAAGTTTAGTTGGCGAAAGATAGCAGCTATGATGGGATGTAATAAAGATACAGCAAAGCTGAAGTGGACAGTTATCCTAATGGAGTTAATCGAAAAGCTAAGAGCAGAATTATAATGGGCGAGTATGAGTGTTGGGATTGCAATGATAAATTCCATTTAGAAGAACCACCATATGATGGCAGGGCAATATGTGACAAATGTAGGCAGGAATACAAAGATGAACAGAGATCACAATGACTGAAGGCTATGTAACACAATGTAATTCATGTAAGTGCGTTTATGTCATGGATGAGAAATACTGGGCTAGTTTTATATGTTACGTTTGTAAAACCTTCATACATAATAAGGAAAAGAAAGATGGGTGAATATTTATTTTTTGTACCCTCTAGACAAGCCAGACAGAATATGAGTATATTTTTTATATACTGCATATCTTCTCGTTTATTTGTTCTTTTTCCTAACCGATCACATAGACTTTAAGATAGGCAGTTTTTTATTATGAGAAAGAATCAAGCTAAACCAGGTGTTAATTGGGCTGAGATAGAAGCTAAGTTTAACAATGGACAATCAGCTTACTCAATAGCAAATGATTATGATGTAACAAGGCAATCCATTACTAAGAGGGCTAGTAAAGAAGGATGGGGCATTGTTAAGCATAAGGTTAAGTTAGCAAGGGAAGTTATTAAAGCGACAACCAATGCGACAACCAAAGATGGGAAAGAACGACAACCGACAACCATTTCGGTAACTAAGCCGTTGCACGTTCAAAGATTTGATAAAGATACTGTGGAGACAAGGGAAGCAATCCTAGCGTTACTAAGGGATGGGAATCCTAAAGTGATAGCAGCACAGGCGAGTGGGATAAGTGTTGATACGTTTAATAGATGGGTGCAGAAAGACTCGATGTTTGCCAGTTTGGTACGAGAAGCCGAAAGCGTGGCTGTGGTTTCCAGGCTGCAAAACATCCAAAAAGCAGGAGATCGTGGCGATTGGAAGGCTGATTCCTGGTACTTAGAGCGTACTCAGCGTGAGATATTCGGCAGTAATGAGACAAAGAGCAACGCTCTAGCAGTACAGATTAACATACACAGAGACAGCGATACAGAGACTGTAACGATTAAGCCATCTGGTTCTAAAGCAGAGGATTAAAGGTCTGTAACTGTTGGTATTGCTAGGGTTTAGTTTAAAAAGGGTTCATAGGTGGTTCAAATAGCCCCCAGTAGCAAGCCCCACAGGCACAATATTTTCGAAGGCGAAGGCGATACACACACACGCCCCCCTTCACACAAAAAACAAACAACACAGGTTGTCGCTTAGTTGTCGTAAACCAAAAAAACAAATTCTCAGGTTGTCGACAACCAATAGGTAACCATAAATGTCTAAGAAGATAATAAAACTAGAATACGACCCACAACCTAAACAGCAGTTATTGCACAAGTGTAAAGCCAAGCAGATATTATTTGGTGGAGCAGCAGGAGGTGGTAAGAGCCATTCTGGTCGTTGGGATGTAATTGGGTTCTGCTTAGAGAATCCTGGTTTAAATGCCTTTATATTTCGTAGGTCGCTGCCTGAGTTGGATAGTAATCATATTCAGCCCTTAAAGAAGGAATTGCCTTTAGCGTTAGGCACGTTTAACGAAACCAGAAAGAGGTATGAATTTTACAATGGCAGTTCTATTCAGTTTCAGTATTTGGAGCGAGATAGTGACTGTGATCGTATTCAAGGAACTGAGATACATATAGCGTTAGTTGATGAAGCAGGTCAGATGACGGCTTATCAGTTAGGGTATATTAAGAGTCGAATGAGGTTAGGATCATTTGAGCCAAAGCAAGTAGGATTTTTGCCACGATTAGTAATGACAGCTAATCCAGGTGGACAGAGCCATAACTTTTTAAAGGCTTTGTATATTGATCCATCACCTGCTGAGACTTATTTTTACGATCATACAATGCGTGACCCAAATAATCCAAAGGATAAGGGTTGGCTGAGTATGTATATACCTGCAAAGATGACTGACAATAAATACATTGATCCTAGTTACGCTAGTTCATTTAGTGGATTGCCAGAAGAATTAGGCAGGGCTTTGCGAGAGGGTGATTGGGATTTAGTTGTTGGCTCTTTCTTTGGTGATATTTGGAAAAGAGATTTACACGTTATCAAGCCATTTGACATTCCACAGCATTGGACAAGGTTTAGATCGTTTGATTGGGGTTCGGCATCGCCATTTAGCGTTGGTTGGTGGGCAGTAGCTGAAGGGCATGAAACTATACCAGATAACGCATTGATTAGGTATCGTGAATGGTATGGAGCAGCAGGGCCAAACAGAGGTTTAAGAATGACGGCTGAAGAAGTTGGTAGTGGTATTCGTGCAAGAGAACGTGGCGAAAAAATAAATTTTGGTGTTGGCGATCCAAGCATATGGAAATTTGATGGTGGGCCGTCAATCGGTGAGAGATTAGGTAAGTTAGGCGTAAGATTTAGAAGGGCTGATAATTCCAGAGTTGCAGGATGGGATCAGGTAAGGCAAAGGCTAATTGGCGATGATGGAGTTCCTATGATGTATTTCTTTAAGGGCTGTATTGACACCATTAGGACATTACCAGTTTTGACCCACGATAAACATCGAATGGAAGATATAAATACGACTGAGGAAGATCACGCTGCTGATGAAATTCGTTACGCTTGCATGTCAAGACCATTTACAAGAAAAGCCCCAGAGATAGATGAGGATATTTGGCGAAAGCCGACCATCGATGAAATGATGAGTGGTTTGGATAAAACAAGCCGACCAAGTTCGTGGAGATTTTAATTGGATTATAAATTTGACAGAGAGCCTACGAAAAAGGCTGATAGGGCTGCGTATTGGAACAACCAGATTCTGAACGCTCGTAAGTTTGAGGAAACCTGGCGAGAACGTGCTAGTGGTATTGTGCAAAGGTATCGTGACGATAACATTAATCGTTTTGAGCGTGAAACGAGGATGAACATTTTTCATTCAAATGTTGATACGTTAAAGTCAGCTTTGTATTTTAAGACACCAAAGCCACGAGTAACCAGACGATTTAAAACTGATGACCCTATTGGTAAAACCATAGCAATGGTTATGGAACGTGGCTTACAGTATCAGTTAGATTTTTATGATTTTGATGGAACAATTAAAAAAGCCATTGAAGATATGTTAATTGTAGGTCGTGGGGCTGTAAGGTTAAGATATGATCCTGTTCTTGTTACAGGTGATCCACAACGTATTCCTATTAATGTTGAGCCTATTACTGGCATTGGCGAAGTTGCTCCTGGTCAAATGGGTGAAGTTCAGGTTGCCCAAAGGCTGCTTGATCCTGAAGGTAATGAAATTGAGCAAGAAAACGTAAAGCAAGATGCAAGAGGTTTATTTATAGAAGGTGATCCAGTAGAAGAAATTGGAGAGCAATCTATTCGCTGTGAGTACGTTCATTGGCAGGACTTAACCATTGCCCCTGCTAGATGTTGGGAAGATGTAAAGTGGATTGCGTTTAGGCATTTATTATCTAGGCAAGAACTAGTTGATTATTATGGCGAGAAGCAAGGGCAGCAAATCCCTTTAAGTTATGTGCAATCGGAATCATCTGGCTATCAAGATAACCCAGAACCAGACATGGCTGAAATTTATGAGATATGGGATAAGAGGTCTGGCAAACAAATATTTGTAGCCACTAGTTTTAATGAAATACTAGAAGAAGCTGACGATCCTTATAATTTAGATGGTTTTTGGCCTATGCCAGAGCCTATCTATGCCATTTCGACAACTGACACAACTTTACCTGTGCCAGAGATATTAATATATGAAGATCAGTTATTTGAATTAGATTTAATCACACAAAGGATTGCAGCGTTAACTGAAGCCTTAAAACGTAGAGGTGTTTACGATGCTAGTTTCCAAGAATTAATAAGATTAGCTGATGCCAATGATAATGAATTTATCCCTGTTGAAAACTTTGCGATGTTACAAGCAGGTGGTGGTTTAGCTAATGTTATGCAAGAAGCACCATTACAGAACTTAATTACGGCAATTACTGCGTTATACCAATCAAGAAAGATTGTTATTGAAACCATTTATGAGATCACAGGTATTAGTGATATTATGAGAGGTACGTCAGCTAGTCGAGAAACGGCAACGGCACAAAGGATCAAAGGTCAATTTGGTGCAATGAGGTTAACAAGCCGACAACGTGCTATTGAAAAGTTCTTAGATAAAATAATGACATTAAAGGCTGAATTACTTGTTGAGAATTTAGAGCCTAGCTTATTGGAAAAGATGACTGGGATTGCTTTACCTCCAGAGGTAGTCGCAGTCATGCAAGATGATAGATTAAGAAGTTACAGAGTGTCTATAGATACTGAAGAAAGTTCAGCTATAGATCAGGCAATGGATCAGAAAAACAGAACTGAATTTCTAACGGCTATGGTTCAGTTTCTGCAAACTGTCGGCCCATTAGTTAACTCTGGTGCTTTAGGTTTTGACCAGGCAAAGATGATGATGTTGTTTGCTGCTAGAGCGTTTCCTGGTGCAAGAGAATTAGAAGAAAGTTTAGAAGCTATCCAACCACCACAACCACAATCAAATCCTGCTGATAAAATTATTGAGTTAGAGGGTGCTAAATTACAAGCCCAGACTGAAGAAGCTAAATCAGACATACAGATAAAGATTGCACGACTAGAATTAGACAAAGAAAAAACTCAAGCCGATGTAGCGTTAAAACAGCAGAAACTAGAAATTGATGCTGCCAAAATAGTTACAGGCTAATGAATAACTCTGATGCGTTAGGTCGCATAGTTTGGCTTATGGGTCATTCTAGGCATCATAACACTTATCGAGTCCACGACATACATAGGTTGATTTTACCTGCGATCGCAAACTACCAGTTTAGGGTTTGGGAAGGTGAGTTTAATCCACAAGGGTTTATAATTTGGGCTTGGCTTACTGATGAAGCATCGAGTGAATATGAAAAAGGTAGCAGCCACATAACTGGCAAAGATTTTGTTGGTGGCACTAATCTATGGATTGTTGAAATGGTAATGCCCTTTGGCGATGCTAAGTCTTTAATGAGTGAAGGTCGAAAGCATCTAATAGGTCTTTACGGCAAAGGAACAGTTCTTAGAGGTAGAAGAACAAAGAACAATTTATTTAAAAAGGTGATTTTATAATGGGTGATAGTCCTTCTGAAGAATCAGATGAATCAATGGAAGCAGCAGAACGCTTTGACGATCAACAAACTGGTGACTTTGGTGGTGGTAAGACTAATGTAAGTGATCCAACTGAATCAAGAGACTTTGGTAATAATAGATTAGACACAGCCATAAAAAAGGCTGTC